TATTTATTCCTCCTGTTCTGTTACTTCCGGGATTCCGGCTACTGATGTCAAAATGGACGCTACACCAGCAACAATGGTTGTCTGAATCATGACGCACCAAGAAGTTTCATTGAACGCACCAATAACAAGCATAGAGCCTGCTACCTGCGCCATTGTCTTGATTGCTCTGATTGCCGCCGCTTTCGCCCACTTCTGCGTGTTTACTGATGGCTTAAATACTGTGTTTTTCAACATATTATTTTCCTCCCTCTTCCAAATCTGCAATTCTATGATTGATTACTTTTATCTGTTCCTCCATAACCGGCACTCGCTGTGCAAAATTATTATGCAAACGTACCTCTCTTGTAAGTTCATCAATTTTACAATCCGTAACTGCTTGTGCCGTCTGGAGTCTCTGCTCCGTTTTCTTCTGTCCCGAACTAACCGTGATCACAGTTCCAATCAGAGCAAGCCCACCTGCAATAATTGCCGTAACAATTGACTCCACAAGTAAATCCTCCTTTCATTTTTATGCCCTTTATTATGAACTGTGTCAAAAAAAGATGCCCCCCTTTTCGGAGCAAAAAGCAAAATTTACTTACCGACAGCCAGCCATTGTACATAATTATCAACATAATCTGCTGCGTAGAAATCCAATGAAACTTTTCCACCGGAAATTCTTACATTTTTAAAGGCGTTAAAGTATCCATTGCCTTCATCATTCCAGCAGTTTATCTGAAGAGCGATTATCGTTGAAAAGCCAGTATTAAATGAGGTGGAACGCCACGTTTCACCATTCAAACCTGTATTGTAGTTACCAGATTTATAAGTCACTTTGTTAGCATCGTACTGGGCTTTTGTGTACAGACCATAGGAGTTTGGAGAACCAATTACATCGTTTCTTCCTTGAATCCTGCCATCATCGTATGAGTTAAAAGGGAGAACTGTATCAGCACCAGAGCTATCAACAAAGTGAAGCTTTTTATCCTTTCCGACATATGTATTTATGTTAGTTAAACTCCGGGTATTCTGTGCAATTGCTTCTGCATTTTCCAAAATTCCTGCATCCATGTGATCTAAATTTGTTGCATTAATTGGTGTGTCTGTTGATGGGTAATCTTTCCATCCTACTTTTTTATATGCCATGGTTTAATTCTCCTTTGCTATTGGATATCCCTGTTTATTCTGTAATTCTGTTACTGAGTTACCTAACGATGTTAATGTTTTATCAATAGTATCAATACTCTTCTGCAGGTTAGAAATCTGTGTTGTATATGCATTCCACTTCTTTCTCTCTGCTGCCGTGATATGTACCGTTGTGTTGGATTCATGCGAATTAAATTCTGCCAGATTTGCTTTTGTACCTATTGCATTATTTAAAGCTTCTACAACACTCTCATTTTGTTCCATTGCATCTGCAATTTCTTTCAGTGTGTCGAGAGTTTCTGGTGCTCCGTTTATCAGTGCCGCTATTTTCTGATCAGTATAGGCTACTGCATTTTGATAGCTTTCATTCCAGGCAGTTCTTTCCTCCACAGTTATATGCACCACTTTATCAGATGTGTGTATGGTCAGTTCACTAGCCAATGCTTTTTTTGCTAACTCTGTATTAACCTCTGATATTTTTTCATCAGTGTAAACTTTAGATGATGTTAACGCTGTATTTGCTGCACCGGATTTGTCTGCTCCTACTTCCTCATAAGTGGTATTATGAGGATTTCCGGTTGTTATACTATGTGAATATGCGGTCTGCCCTTTATCGCCATAATATGCCGTATCATGTGTTTCTCCCAGTGTCAATTGCCCGGATGCTTTTAAATTCTCTAAATATTTTTTTGCTTCTTTTGCAGAGATATCTGCATCTGTTGCCCTTTGGTCTGCATTGGTTTCTGATGCCTTTGCATTGGTTTCTGATGTTCCTGCTGCATTTGCTGAATTTAGTGCATTTGTCTCAGATTTTTTTGCATTTGATTCTGATGCGCCTGCTGCATCCTTTGACGCAAGAGCTTCCTGCGCTGATTGTGCTGCATCATTCGCAGAGGAAAAAGCATTGGTTTCTGATTCTTTTGCTGCTTTCTCGGATCCCTTCGCATTTTTTTCTGATACGGCTGCTGCATTTGCTGAATTTAGTGCATTTGTCTCAGATTTTTTTGCATTTGATTCTGATGCGCCTGCTGCATCCGCTGATTTTTTTGCCGCTGTTTCCGATGTTAATGCTTCCAGTGCAGATTGTTGCGCCTCCTGTTTATTGATACCAGCAGTGGCTGCATATGCTTTTGCATTGGTTTCTGATTCGGCTGCAGCTTCCTTTGACGCAAGAGCTTCCTGCGCTGATTGTGCCGCATCATTCGCAGAGGACAAGGCATTGGTTTCTGATTCTTTTGCTGCATCCTCTGATGCTTTTGCGTTTGTCTCTGATACACCTGCTGCTGTTTCAGATGCCTTTGCATTATTCGCATACGCATTTGCCATGACAACCTGTTCCGTGAGAGATGTGTACTCATTCTTGGATTTCACCTCGTTCTGATCCACAAGCTGGGAATATACCACCAGATCAAATATTGGTGATGTTATCATTGCACCATCCTCAAAAGTGACGCTGATCTGACACTTACATGTTCCTTCCACGTTCACTGTCTGGGTTGTAATTGTGTACTGGATTTCATTGCCTGATATTACACAATCGTTATAGCAGTGATTTCCATCCGGTTTTTCAATCTCGATCAAAGCTACAAGCGCATTTTCCATGGAAACGACACTTCCACCATTGGACAGCGTCACATGTATTGATCTTGTGCACGTATCCCCTAACCGGACTGACAAACTGGATTTGATTTTTGGAGCATTCATATCCAATCGGATATTTTGAATAATATCGTTTTTCATATCTGCCTCCTTTTCGCCCATTATAAGAAAACAAGGGAGCATAATGCCCCCCTGTTTGTCAGCTTTTCTTCTGTTTTGACCAGTTATCAATTTTTTTCATTGCCTCTGAGTGTGAATCTCCGCACATCATATATGCAGATATTAATAAGTTTTTCAAGTCAGCATAATTTCCCTTTTTCTTTGCTTCCAGATAAATTGGCTTATACTTCTCTGTGATCTGGCTCTTAATGTTTTCTTCCTTCACACCATGCTTTTTCAGATCATCAATTTCAGCTTTAATCTTGTCCCGGTCGTTAATTTTTCCAGTTTCATAAGCATTGTCCATCGCTGAATAAAAATCGCTGTACTTTGTCCAATCGCTTCCATTCTCCCATTTTTTCAGTTTGTAATAAATGTCGTTTTCATCCATTTCAAACTGATCTTTAAGGATATTTTCAACTGTACTCTTCTCAATTACTCCGGCTGTATATCTCTTTTTTAGTTCGCTCATGATTCCTGAATCAATCTTATCTTCCTCCACATTTTTTTCAGAAAGTTCCTGCATAATCGAATTGTATTCTTCTGTATTTCCATCTAACAATGCATCAACACTTCTCTGATACTGTCTCGTATTAGAGCGGATAATTCCGCCCATCCACTTTCCAGTTACTGCATGGTATAGGGATTCGATATCACGCAAAACATTAAATCCCGGAATACCTGTAACTAATGACACACCTCTCGCAGTTTCTTTTGCGACATCATAAAATGTATGTTTCTCTCTGTAATCTGGATCTGTAATATACTTTCGCATATTATTAGCTCCGGCATATAATTTTGAAATCCCCTGCATGTCCAATCTGCTAATATCATATCCTTGGAAAATAGATACAATATCCTTTGCAAATGGGATCATTGAAATTGGATTCATATTATCGACGATATTTCCTTTGAGATTTTCAATATACTTATCCCAGAATGTTTTATCATCATCTTCTAAATCTCTGGTAGCATCTATCACTGCAACGATTGCCGCATTAATAACCTGTGTGGCAGTGTATGCCGTAACCACTCTGCCAAGACGTTTCATTGATGACTTACTCTTTTTCTCTGATGCGTCACGCACCGCATTTACAAGTAAATTGTATGACTTTGTTGGTTCTGCCATAAATGCCGTTACCATCTGTACTAATTTATCCTGACTACGCATAATCTGTGATCGATGAAGTACACTATCCACAACCTGTGTCTGATCCACAATTTCATCAAAGCGGTTCGCAACCATTTTAATAAATTCCTTGGAATCATATTTCACATCCGGATGTTTATCTTTTATCTCTGCTTCACAAGCATTCCATAAATATCCCCATGTGACATCATCCCCCAGCTGTGCAAGAATCATTGATTTTTCTACGATATTTTCTTTTAAACTCTGCTGCCCGGTTATGACGGATTTCATGGACTGCCCTATGGATGTTTCAAAATATCCCCAAGATTTCCACTGTGTAATCGCCGAATTTTCTTTCGCTTTTTTCATTGCAGATTTTTTAAATACTGCCTGTGCTATATACTTAGGATTCATGACTGCAGCCGCTCTTATATATGCTGTTGGCTGCTGGATTGCCACTCGCAAGTTTCCACCTACAGATGCCGCTTTCATCTTGCTTACAAGTGTACTTGCAATCTGTGATTCTATTCCATTTACAGATTCTGCATTGATATCTTTGATAAGTTTCTTAAAATATTCCAGATATTCTTTTCCGTAAGTAAGTTCGATCTGTCTCTGTACAGAATTCGTGTCTACAATAATATCATCCTTGAATTCAACGTTCCTATGATTAAACCATTTCATTGCATCTGATAATGGAGCAGTGAATGTACTGTATGTAGCCATATCCGTAACATGCTTTGTGAATACATCAAAGATATCATCCACAATCAACGCATTCACCGCACGTTCCCTGGTCTGCTTTGTAAAACTATTATTCTGTGTTGCCCAGTATGCTGTCTGATCTCTGGTGTCTACAGAATTTCCATCAACCTTTATTGGAAAATAATTTTTAACTCCAAAACGCTTATATCCATTCATCATCATGGTTGTCTTGTTTCCCCAGTCAGCACAATTATTTGCCATGAACTGCTGCATCGCATCCGCAATCTTAATCTGCTCAGGAGTAAGTACACTACAGATAACATGATCAATGTCATACTCTGTAAGCTTAATCGGTTTAACCCGGCTAATTACCTCTTTTCCGAATTTACTATTAGAAATATCAACATTTTTCTTTGCTGTCGTAATATCTTTTGGTCTGACTCCTCCAACTTTCATATGTAATAATGCCTGATTACGTTTCCGCAGTTCATACAGTGACATAATCTGTGCCGTGGTCATCTGTAATTCTTTCCCACGGATCATAAATGTATGTACTTTTGCATTGTCACCTGTCCAGTCTTTTGTATTAATACCCTCCAACGCATTTTCCATGTAAGTCTGTGCTTCCTTCAGAAGCCACACACGATCATTAAATGCCGTGCGCAGTGCATCATAAATAGATCCTGCTGTATCTCCCAGCCTGTAAAAATAGGATCTTGCATCCATCATATTCACGTCCAGAAGGTTCTCCACCGCCTGTACCGTTCTGTTTGCATGCAGTTTTTTATCCTTTTTCTGGTCTAACTCTGCAATAGTA